GAAGCCGATCCGGCAGGCGTGGTTTTCGCCGGCGCAAACACGTATACCGCATCGGGCGTGGAGGACAAAACCCGAGTATTTACGCTTAACCTGAACCGCTGGGATTACACCGCTCCGACCAGCTATGTGACCGAGCGGCACTGGACGCTTTTTGGTGCTGACCAGTATGACATTACAGGTGGCGTGATGAACGTCAACCTGAGCGAGGACGGCACAGAGCTTTGCGCGATGGCGAAGCGGCTGAGCGATGGCGCATGGGTGTTTGCGATTTGGGACGTGGCAGACATCCTGGCAGCCGGGGATGGCGTCAACGTGTACGGGCTGGCAAAGCAGCTGATTGTTAGCCCGTGGGGAGACGCCAACATTGCCGGGCAGGCAACCGCCATGGATGATTCCTGCATCTATTGCCTGTATTCGAACGCAGGCAACAATCCGCACCAGATGCACATCATTGACCGCAAGAGCGGCGCGCCAGTTGCTGAAAAATTGCGCTCTTACGAGGGGTTTGACGTCTACGGCGCGACAACGTCCTATGCAGAGGGCGAAACGCTGACATTCATGCCCGCCAACGGCAGCGAGAGTCACCTGTGCATGGGCATGCAGTGCGTTGGTGTTGACATGACAGCACAGCCGCGCACGATCCGCATTTTTGACCTGGAAACTGGCGCCTCTGCCGCCGGCACGGGCAACCCGATCACGTCAATGCCTGTCATCTTCGGAGACTACGTAGGCAATGAGGTGTCTTCAAACATGAGGACGGTTGCCACGCTGCTGAGCAATCGCGACACGGCAGGACAATCCTGCGCGTATCTCGCGCGCTTCCGCAACAATGACGCTCAAGGCGCGGCAAGGAACACGTACCTCGCCGAGGAATTGCTCGAAAACGGCGAGAGGTATCAAGGCGCCGGCACGATTTTGCATTTTGCGAACGGCGCGCTTTCAAGCGGCGAATTTGGCTGTTTCGCCTCAAACCCGCTCAACCTTGGCTCTGCGGCAAGCGCCTGGCAGAACACATATTTAGCTGCCAATCCCATCATTGTGTCCGATGAGCGCGCGAAGCAGGACATTTGCGCATGGTCTGACGAGGTGCTTGACGCCTGGGCTGAGGTTGACTGGTGCAACTTCAGAATGCGCGATGCGGTCGCAAAGAAAGGCGAGGCGGCACGCATCCACGCCGGGCTGATCGCACAGCGCATTAAAGACGCTTTTGAAAAGCACGGGCTTGACGCCTGCCGCTACGGTCTGCTCTGCCATGACGCCTGGGGCGATGATGAAGCGACAGGCGCAACGGCAGGAGACCGCTACAGCGTTCGCTATGAGGAAGCGCTTGCGGTTGAGGCAGCGTACCAGCGCCGCCGCGCAGATCGGCTTGAGGCTCGCATTGCCGCGATTGAGGAGAAGCTCAATGGCTAACGTCTATGACATTGTGGTTGACCAGGGCAGCGACAAGCAGCTGCCGCTGACATTCAAGGACTCAGACGGCAATGTGCTTGACTTGGGCGGCTATGCCGCCGCGATGCAGGTGCGGAAAACGATTGAAGCGGCAGAGGCAGCAGACGAGCTGACCACCGAAAACGAGCGCATCAAGATTGACGCGAGCGCGGGAACGGTCACGCTGCTGTTTCCGCACGCGGTCACGTCCGCGATGGCGGCAGGGCGCTACGTCTACGATCTGGAATTGATCACCGAGGACACCGTGACGAGAGTCATGGAGGGCGCTTTCATCCTGAGGCGGGAGGTCACCCGTGTCTGACCCCTCTTTGACCGTTGCCGCCAACGCGCCGCCGGCGGTCATCGAGGTTGGCGGGCAAACCTACACCATCACGCTTGAAACCGAAACGCCCATCATCGAGACAATCATCCCTGCGGTCAAAATCTTAGAGGTTGCAACCGCAGGGATCCAGGGCGCAAAGGGTGACAAGGGCGAAGACGGCGCTCTTGTCATCAAGCGCATTTCCAAAACAGACATCGACAATCTTTTTTCCTAGGAATTCATCCCCATGGCTACTGCTTTTCTTGACCTCCCCGGACTTGGCGAGTATCACGCCAAGCTCAAGGCAATCGCTGTTGGCTCCATCACCATCTCCGGCAAAACCGTGACCGTCAAGGCGCTTGACGGCACTACGCTTGGCACCGCGACCACAAAAGACACTACCTACAGCAATGCAACGCAGTCCACAGCCGGGCTGATGTCCAAAACCGATAAGGGCAAGCTTGACGGGATCGCAGAGGGTGCGACACTTGTTGCGCAGTCTGCTACAAACGGACATGTCAGCATCAACGGCGTCAGTACCAAGGTTTACACACATCCCGCGTATACAGCGCACGATGGCGCTTTGTACAAGGTCACGATTGACGGCACAGGACATGTGAGCGTTGCGACCGCTGTGACTAAGAGCGACATCACCGCTTTGGGCATCCCTGCAAGCGATACTACTTATGATGTTGCAACGCAGTCCGCAGATGGCTTGATGAGCGCCGCAGACAAGACAACGCTCGACAACCTGATCAGCACCGGCGGCGAGCCTAACGTAATCGAGACGATCAAGGTAAAAACCGCATCGGGCACCAGCACGCTGCCTGTCGCAGCCAAGGCGGTCACCGTTGACTTGTCCGGCTATGCGGTCGCGGCTGATGTTGCCAGCGCGGTCAAGTGGAAGGGACAGGTACAGAAGTACTCAGACCTTCCGACAAACGCCAGCACAGGTGACATGTACAACGTGCTGGCCGCGGACGCCTCTGTGCCGTTGAATGCCGGCGACAACGTGGTTTGGAATGGATCCAGCTGGGACGTGCTCGCCGGGCTGGTTGAGATTGCAAGCATTACAACCGCGGAAATTGATGCACTGTTTGCCTGATGAGGTGATTGCATGGCGTTCCTTGACTCGTCCGGGCTGGCTCATTTTCACGCAAAGCTGAAGAAGCTTCTTGCGGCGAAGCAAGATAAGCTCGCGGTGGAAGAAATCCCGCTAACTTTCCCTGCGGAACCCGCGGAAGCGGGATTTGTGTACCGCGACATAACCTGCCACAGGTATGGCAAGGTCATCGTTGTGAGCATCCATGTGCAGCTGGTTGAAGCTTTTGCGGCTACGACAATTGTTGCGACCGGCTTGCCGCCGCCTGTCAGAGAGATCCGGCAAATTCTTAACACCTGGGCGGGGTCGTTCGTGCGTCCAGTGCGAGCCAGGATCGCGACAAACGGGACGCTGACATTTCGCTACGGCGGCGCCATTGCATACAGTCATACATGGGCATATCTGGCGGCATGAGCAACAAAACAATTGACGGGGTTCGCGACTGCCGAAATCTTTTTTGACCTGTGAGGTGCGCCGTTGCAGGAATTCTTTTTGAGCCTGATCCCGACAAAGGGGCAGGCGGTGATCATGAGCGTGGGCGGCCTTGCGGGCGCCGCGGTCTCCTTTCTTTTCGGGGACATTGGAGAGGGGATGCAGTGGCTGTGCCTGTTTGTCGTTCTCGACTACATCACCGGGAGTCTCGCCGCATGGATCGCGGGGCGATATTCATCGGATGCAGGGCTGCGCGGGATCGCGCGGAAAATGGTCGTTTTCCTGATCGTCGCGCTCGCGCACGGAATCGACACGATGGCGACCGGCCTCGGGCTGCCGTTCGCGCTCAGGGACGTGATGATTTGCGCCTTGGGGTTGAATGAGGTGGTCTCGTTGATCGAGAACATCGACCGCCTGGGTTATGGCGACCTGATCCCCGCCTTCGTCCGTCGAGGGCTCCATTCTCTCCAGAAAAAGGCGGAGCGCAAGATCGAAGGAGCTTGTGAAGATGATCAAAAAGAGATTCAGTGACTGGGATGTCGACTGCGCCAAGCCTCTCATCCGCGAGTTCGAGGGGCTGGTGCTCAAGGCGTACAGGTGCCCGGCTGGAGTGTGGACCATCGGGTACGGGCACACGGACGGCGTAAAAACCGGGCAGGAGATCGACGAGGTCGCCGCAGAACTCCTGCTGGACGCGGACCTGAAGTTCATCCAGGTGCAGATGGCTCCTGCGATCAAGGTGCCGGTGACCGAGGGGCAGGCGGGAGCGATGCTCAGTTTCGCATTCAACGTAGGAGTGGGCAGTTTCAGGAGGAGCACGCTTCTGCGTCTGCTGAACGATGGCAAGCCTCTCAATGCAGCCTACGAGTTCAAAAAATGGACGCATGGCGGGGGCCGGGAGCTTCCCGGGCTTGTCCGCAGACGGGAGGCAGAAGCGGCGATGTTCAGGCGGGGGATGGACTGATGGACTGGCGCATGCTCATCCCCGCGCTGATCTGCGGCATCGCGCTGGGCTATCACATTGAGAAAGTGCTCTCCGACAGGGAGATCAACGAGCTGAAGGAGCAGCACCTCCACCTGGTCGCGGAAATCAACCAAAAAAGCAATGAAGAATATTCCAAACTCATGGACGAGCTCACGGCAAAACAGCACGAGCTCACTCGAGCACTGTCTGAACGTGATCAGGCTCTTGCTTCTGGTCGCGCTCTTCGCGCTGATGCTGGCAGGCTGCGCGACCAGCTCGCCGCAGCCGGAAAAAGTCTTCGTGAGCGTCCCGTGTCCGGAGCCTCAGCCGCTCCCGCAGACGATCACGGAGAGCAGCTTGCCCGATGCGTCGGACTACTCGCAGAGGGTGTCGAGTTGGCTGGCGAAGGTGCGGAGCTTTCTCTCCGAGTTGCAGCCGACAAGGACGCAGTCGGAATAAAATAGAAAAGCGGAGCGGACTGGTTGACCATTTTCGTGACGCCACGAAAATGGTCATCTCAATGCCAAAGATGGTTGAAAAGATGGTTTCTAATTTTTAGCCCTTCGCAAACCCGCATAACCATCGCAATATTCGAATCACTTCACCGGCACCATTTTGAACCGCACACAACCCCACAGAAGCCCACAATAACCCACAAAATGCCGATAAATAAGGCTTTGTGGGTTTTTTGTTGCCCACATTACCCCACATTCCCGCACACAACCCCACAAACAAAAGGTGGTTTATAAGGTACACTAAAACCACCTTTTTCCAAAAACCACCTTTTTGGGGGTGTGCCATGACAAAATTCCATGTGCTGAAGCAAGCTGACCTCCTCAAGCTTCCGGACGGAGTTTATGCAGACGGATCCGGTCTGTTTTTCAGGGTTAAGGGAAATTCCCGACGCTGGGTCTACAGGTACACCCTTGACGGGAAGAGGCACGAACTTGGGCTGGGTCCCTTGAATGCTGTCCCGCTAGTGACCGCAAGGAAACGCGCGGAGGAGTTCCGGCTTAGTCAGCACACCGGGGAAGATCCAAAACAGAAGCGGTGGCAGGAACGCCATCCGACAGCGCAGACTGGAGAGGTGTTCTCTGATCTGGTCGAGCCATGCATCAAGAACCTCGAGCAGGTCAGGCGGTGGAAGACAGAGAAGCAGGCGCTCAGGTGGCGCAGGACACTGGGCAAGTACGCGGCTCCTGCCTTCGGGGACCGCGAGCTGGACAAGATCACCACGGCTGATGTCCTTGCTGTGCTGAAGCCGATCTGGACGGAGAGGACGGAGACAGCGAGCAACCTCCAGCGGTACGTCGCCTGCGTGTTCAACTACGCTGCGGCGGTCGGGAAGTTCGACGGGAAGAACCCTGCCGAGTGGAGGAACAATCTCGACCAGTTCCTCCCGGCGCCCGGGCGGGTGCAGGTAGTCGAGCATCACGCTGCCATGAGGTGGCAGGACATCCCAGCACTCTTCCTCACGCTCTCAGAGCGCAGGAGCCTTGTCGGTCAGGCGATCTGTTTTGGCGTGCTGACGGCAGCCAGGGCGAACGAGTTCTGCTATGCGAAGTGGGAGGAGATTGACTTCGAGAACCGGGTGTGGAGCTGCCCGAGGAGGAAGGACGGGAAGCGCGAACCGCATCGGGTGCCGCTTGCGCCTGAGGCAATCAGGCTGCTGGAATCCATCCCGCGGACGAACGAGAACATCTTCCCCGGGCGGACCGGCATCTGTATTTCGATTGAGAGCCCCGTGAAGATGCTGAGGCTTCTGATGGGCGAGGACAAGATCACGATGCACGGGATGCGGAGCACGTTCCGCGACTGGGCGCAGGAGCACAGCTACGACCGCGTGCTTGCCGAGAAGGCGCTGATGCACCAGGTTGGCAATGCGGTCGAGCAGGCTTACGCGAGGTCAGACCTGCTCGAGCAGCGGAGGCCGATGATGGAGGCGTGGGCATCGTTTTGCTTTTCCATGGTGAATCAAAGACAGGAGTAATGGCCCAACTTGTTCCATAGACCATTTTCGTGGCGTCACGAAAAAGGTTTTTCTGAGAAATTTCTGCGAAAACGGCGATTATTTTGCAAAATTTCTGCACGTTCATCATCCCTGCTCTTTCCAAATCTTCGGCATTTCTCTCCAAGCGATAATGTCGGAATGGAAAGCATCGAATGAGTTCAATGCAAAATTAGCCGCGTCAGCAAAATATAATTTTCCATCACCTTCGTTGCATTTTGAGGCGACCAAATATCTTCCATCTTTCTCAGGTTTTGTTTGCGGAAATGGATTCCAACCGTCTTCCAATTCTGGGACTTGTTCGACTGGAAGATGATTACTGGCAAAATTGTGTCCAGCAAAAGACAAGTCAACCCGCAATTCCGTATCGGCAAAATTTGAACGAACAATTTCAACACCAAAAAGTTCTTTGACTAATTCTCGCTTCTTCGGATCTTTAACTCTGTATCTCATTACCAGTCCCATCCTTCACTCTTCGACATCTTTAAAATAGTCATCTGTATGCTCAAGATTCAGAGTAGTTGTTTCGCTTTCAAGCGCATATGAGTATGTGATGAGCAGATACGCTCGATGCGTAAGAATCGAATAAAGCTCTAGCCCCATCTTCATTCCGAGAATCTCTTTTCGATTTTTACGGATGAACTCGGAAAGACTGTCAATTTTTTCTCTAACTACCCGTCTTTCCTCTTCCATCTCGTCATACAACGCTTTGCTTAGATTTCCCATCACCAGTTCCATCCCTCGTCTTTCCGTTTCAAGGCTGGCGCACATAAGCCTTCTTGAAATTCGCCTTCTTCATCATCTTCTGAAGGTTGCGGACGGTGCCCACAAACCAGCAGTCGCCCATGTCCTCCATGGGGCCGTCCGGCTTCGGGAACTTGCCGTCGATGATCCACCGGCGCAGCGTCTCCTTGGTGATCCGCAGGTAGCTGCAGACATCGGACCGCGTCGCGAGATCAAAGTCGGGGACGGTCGGGTCGGCGATGCGGGGGACATCGTGCCGGACGAATGCTCTGCCCGACGGCTCCGTCCCTTCGTTGATCCAGTCATGCAGCTCGTCGGTCGAGCATCCGAAGAACCTCGCCAGTTGCTCCGCTGAATACGTCTCTGTCATCTTTCTTCCTTCTTATATAGAGGAGGCGGGCCTCCCGTCCATCTCGATTTCAATCCTTGTCATTGCCTTCGGATCCCTGCCGAGGCTTCTGCATCCCTGCGTCACCTCGCCCGGATTCATCGTCTGCCACATGTCGATAATCAGCTGGCAGGCGTCCCGGGCCGCCTCCACGTTTGTCCGCAAGATGCTCCTGTCCTCGAGCCAGTGGTTGTAAGCCACCCTGAGCATCGAGTTCGCAGCCTTGATTTCCCGCCTGATGCGGTCCGTCTCCTCGAACTGTCCCGCTGTTGCCCAGCCCTCGACCAAGTTCGTCTTTGCCTGCGCCCACGTGTGCTCCTCGGCTTCGCCCTCGAGGATCTGGTTGAACGGCGTGATGAGGTGGAGCCGGACGGCAAGCTGCCAGTCATCCGTGTCCCAACTTTCCCTTCGGAAGAAAAAGTCGTTCATCACGCCGATCCCGTTGTTGATCAGCCGAGCCTTCGGGCGGTAGCGCTTACGCGGCTTTTTGCTCTTTGGCATTGAACAGCTCCGCCGCATCCAGGCACCTGCGGATCGAGGACTTCACCTCGTCCGAGAGCTCCGTCCTGATCTCCTGCGCTCCGGGCATCGGGGACGCCCGCACGATCAGGATCGACCGTCCGGTCGTGGACAGCTCCACGCTGATCGTGGGCTTCATGCTCAGTTCTGCCATGTCTTCACCTCTGCATCGATTGCCGCGGTCAGGATTGCCGCCTGCGCCTGCTTGGAGAAGCTGCGGATTCCGAAGAGCAGGTCGCTGATCTTGTCCGCGAACGCCGTGTCTTTTTCTGCGCGCGCTTCTGCTCCAGCAGCTGCCTGCGGCGTTGCTGGTTCCTGATGATTGCCTGTAGCCGCGGGCTCAACATCCTCTTTCTTTTCCTCCATTTCCTTCTCCTTTGGTTGTCCCTTTGCCTCCCAGTAGGCTGCGTTCCTTGCCTCGACCAGATCGTCAATCGACAGGTCGGGATACAGCCCCAGGTTCCGATAAACCTTCTTGCCGTCGACGCTCAACTGCACCGTGATCCTGTGCTGGTGGAGCGACTTGACGTAGACGCAGT